AAGTATGGATAAAAAACCAAAAAATTTATAAACTTTTTTGTCTCCAGAAATTTTTAGAAAAAAAATTATTTTTTACATTTCTTTTTTCTAAAAAAAGTTTTCAAAAAAATATTTTTTTATTTTATTTTTTTCTGAGATACTAATAAAAATGTGGTATATTTTCGTGATCCTGTATGTTTCCTACTTAATCCTTGGTCCACATTGGGAATCCAAACTGTTGGAAAGAAAACCTCTATTGATCGTGGATAGCATGAAAGAACTCGGTAGACGATCTATATTCATATCTTACGTTTCACTTCTGTATACCGCGTGGTTCTTGTATCGTCCATCGTACGCCACGGCCGTCAACGCACTTCTGTTATCGGGTGGGGCGACGTACGGATTCTACACGAAGTATGGACCGGAGAAACCAATACCCATGCACGTGATTCTCAACGTGTTTCTACTCATCATGTCCATGGAATACCTAGACTTTCAAACACTCTTGACCGTGTCCCTCCTCGTGTTTTACCAACTCACACGGAACATGTTGTATCTTCCGGCCTAATTGAATGCACTATTTAGTTTATAAGTTATATTTATGAATTGTTTATAAGTTTTACCAGAATTGTAATATTTTTTGTATTCATTCATAAATTGTTTCATTTTTATTGAATGCTTAACTGGTTTATACATCATACGGTTCGTGTTTGAATCGATTCTGTTCATTATGTATTCGAGTGTTTCATAATTCATGATATTTTTGACTGGAACATTCGTGTTATACAACAAATCTACGATCTTCTTTTGAATATGGAATGGATAGTTTTTAAAATTTGACACCAATTCCCGAGTCACATTTATCTTTGGTCTACTTTTTAGTTGATTGGATATGATACTTTTTATATTTTCTGGTATGTTAGGCACATTTTTGCCTTTTCTTTCTATTTCATTAAGAAGTGACTTAGCTTTATTTTTTCCCAACAAACCTTTTTCTTTCATTAACGTTTTAGACGCATTATTATTAAGTTTTTTATTTAATTCTTTCAATTTATTGTAATTAGTTTCATACTTTTTTTCATAAACGGGTGTACGTCTACTACCTGCCACGTGTTTTTTATCATATTTTTTATAACTTTTTTCTACTTTCTTTTTTTGTGCGTCCCTCGCCTTTTGTAATTTTTTGAGTTCCTTTCCAGCTTGCATTATAATATGTGTATATTTTTTTGGCATACTATTATAAATGCGAGTCCACATCGTGGGTGCCGGGCCCACAGGCATGTCTGTCGCGTGGGAACTTCTCAGGTCCACGGACCACGAGGTCATCGTGTACGACCGCAAACCATCGGCGGGTGGTTCTTGGTGGGAACCAGAAACAGAGACCCGTGATTTACACGCACACAGAATCGTGTTTGATAACGCATTCGTAAACACCGATAGTCTTTTCAGAGAGATGGGAATCGAATGGGACGACGTGTTTCAACCCGCGAAGACGGATGTTTACAAAACCGTATTCAGAAATTTAGGTATCAAGGATTACGGGGTTCTCGCCTCTCTCGCGGGACGTGTGTTGGCGAGACCTACTAAGTACAAGTCCATCTCACTCAGAGATGCTTTAGGAAACATGACGACGAGTGGCGAACGTTTGATTCAAACGCTCACGTTTATCATGGATGGGGTTGACTGGGAGACCATGTCCGCGTACGAGTTCGTAAAGAGTTTCGACCACGTGGGCATGTCTAAACAGTACACACAGAGTGTATCCGGAAAAGTGATGAGCGACGCGATGCAACAGGCGCTCTTGGATAACGGCGCGACATTCATGTTTAACACACACCTCGAGTCTGTCGAGTACCTCGAGGACGGATACGAGGCTAAATTCAGGGACGGGGTCACCATAAACGATGGGTTACTCGTCTTGTGTGTAGACAACAGTAAAGCACTCCAATTGGTAGGCGAGAATTGGGGCGAAGACATAACAAAGAAGATAGGTCCAAGCACTTACGGGTGTATTAACGTCTTACTCGACTACGACGAGCCCATACGGATACGCTCAGATTTGGAGTTCGGTATGGAAACACCACTTCGTTTACAACCCGTGGTTCTCGCCGATGGTAAGACCATCTCGTGTGTCGTGTGTGATCTCACGGAAGACGTCTTAACAACGCACCCAGATGTACTCACACCCAGTGTGATTCAACAACTCGGTGTTCCCGAGCCGAGGAATGTACGCATAGGGTGGGGTGCCGAGTGGAAGGATGGTCGGTGGCACTTCGAACAGTCTTCAGGTGTTTTGAGTCTTCACGGACAAGTACCCTTCTTCGGAGAAAACAAACACGTGGCGCTATGTGGAATGATGTCTCCGAGATACACGCCGTATTCGAGTATCGAAGCGGCTGTGGAGGTCGGACGTTCATTCTGTCACGAACGATTCGGGACTCGTTATCCTTTACAACCCGTGTTAGTCACGCACATCCTATTCATACTTATAGCTTTAATTTTAATAACGATATATACCAGAAAAGGATGATTCCAATAGAGGGTACGGTATACACACCCATGTATGAATTCAACTCAAAGAAATACATACGCGTGGAGGTGGATAACAGAACTCGTGATTACGCACGCGGTCTCCAGGAATCCAAATCCAAATTTATACTCAACAAAAACATAGACGACCCACTGAATGGAAACCTATTAACGCTCAAAGTGCCTTTCAGATACAGACGTGTGATGTGTACCGTGGAAGGCGACACACCCGTACAATCTCTAGCTAAAGGCGACAAAGTGAAAATGTCAGTAAATTTTAATGGTGCTTGGAACGTCGCAAACCATAGTGGTTACGCGTGGACCATTAAGCTGATTCAGACTCCTTCTCTTCCTTGTCGGGAACATCAATCTCCTCTAGACCCGCTTCCTTAAATCCCAAGAAGACACGAAGACTTCCTTGAAGTCTATAAATTTCTTGGTGCAACTTTTCGAGTTCATTCGTCAACTTTTCAATATTTTGTTCCACGTTAAGAACAGGCATGTTTCTAGTCTATTAAAGTTTTTAATCTTTAATACATTAGAATGCTCACGCGGAGTGGATACATCGTAAACAATCCACCTCCAGAAATAAAAAAGGAGCTCACGGTAAGGGCCGTAGTGAATGATGATTTTGGCTTTCCTCCTCCCCCTTTCAAGGTATTTAGACCAACTAAGAATGGAATCTGCGTTCCAAGATACTACGGAACTAGTAAACTGGGAGAACCCACGGAAGATAAGAGACCTGTGCCTACACGAATTTCTACCCGATTCCATGGAACTCTCCGGGACGCCACCCATCAGAACGCCGCACTTGCTGCGGCTATTGACGCAGGTCACGGGGTCCTCAGCCTACCGTGCGGGTTCGGGAAGACCACCGTTTCATTAGCCATCGCGTGTAAACTCGGGTACCGAACCATGATCATCGTACACAAGGAATTCCTCGCGAATCAATGGGAAGAACGCATCAAACAGTTTTGTCCGGGTGCGACCATCGGTCGTGTACAACAAAACAAGAAAGAGGTTGAGTGTGATTTCGTCATCGCCATGTTACAGTCCCTGTCCCTTAAGGAATACTCGTTCGGTGATTTCGATAGCGTGGGTACAGTCATAGTAGACGAAGCGCATCACATATGCGCGAAAGTGTTTAGTCAATCACTGTTTAAGATGTGCCCCAACCACATATTCGGTTTGTCGGCGACACCAAACAGGAAAGATGGACTCACGAAGGTGCTTCATTGGTTCATGGGCCCTACATTTTTTGCGGTGGAACGAGAAAATCAACAAGACGTGGAGGTGTTTCCAATTGAGTTTGAGTGTCCCCGTTTCAGAGACCCTCCGCCATGTACACGATTCGGGAAGCTCTCACTCTCCACGATGATCACAGAACTCTCAGAGAACCGCGACCGAAACAAGATGTTAGTCGACCTCATTAAACGCATCACGAGGGGTACGAGACAATTACTCGTGTTGAGTGACCGCCGTCAACACTGTATGATGCTTCAACAGTGTTTTCCAAAAACGTCCGGACTCTACATGGGTGGCATGAAAGAATCAGAACTCACGGAATCTAGTAAGAAAAAGATCATTTTCGCGACGTTTAGTCAGGCACACGAGGGACTCGATATACCGACGCTCGACACAGTGATTCTCGCGACCCCTAAATCGGATATCGTCCAGTCCATAGGTAGAATCATGCGTGAGACCAAGGGAAAGAAGAACAACCCAAACATTTATGACATCTTCGACCAGTGGTCAGTGTGTCACGCCATGTATAACAAACGTCTGCGCGTGTATAAACAGGGTGGCTTCAAGATGCCGAAGGTGAAAGAGGAAGAACCCGATGATTTCGCGCGAGGGCAGTGTTTGATAAAATTGTAGCCTAATTACAAGATGCCGTGTGACGCGAGAGGTCGGGCGTATAGAAAGTATTACGATGAGATATATCTTTTTGAGTCTAATCTAGAAAATGTGACACTAGTCGGAAACGTTACTACAAATGGTATAAGAGTAGATGGTTCTGTGCAAGTAGACGGATTCTTTGTGGGCGACGCGGGTTTTGTAACAAACGTTCCAACTAATACATATGTTCCAGACTTACAAGCAGTCACGGGGTATGGTGCTTCTACGAGTGATAAGGTCACATTTCTCAATGACGTAAACGCCAGTGGAAACGCGGTCGTGAACGGAAACGTTACGTGTTCAGAACTCATTGGAGATGGCGAATTTTTAGACGGTGTGGCGAACGTGTATGAAATTTCCGTACTTGATTCTAAAATAAGTGATATAGAATCAAATATCATCATCACAAACACAAGTGGCCTCACAGACGTTGTAAAAGGTGATTTACTTAAATCTACGAGTGATGGCGTGTTAGACAAACTAAGCATAGGTACAACAAATCAAGTGCTATTCGCAAACACGACGTCCCAACAACCCGAGTGGGTGGATATAGATATTCCAGAAATTGTGGGTGACACACCAGATAGAATCGCGTCGATGGAACAAAATGTTATGTTTACTAATACGAATACAATTTCAACACTCTCAACTGGGGATATACTATATGCCGAATATACAAATCAACTATCAAACCTAGAAAGGGAAACCAAAGCCGATAATACTTTTCTTACGACGGGTGATTATGGAACTGGATTTGGTAGACTTTTAAGAGTAAATGAATGGGGAAATAACGTCATGTGGTTACACCCGAGTAATTACACGGAAAATTCAGGTAATGATCCTATATTTACAACTGGTACGGATGGTACATTAGATTACATTACTATAGAACTTAGAACAGATAAAACCCGTGCGAGCGTGTCTAATAGAATACCTATAGCATCAAGTGCACCTGCATCTGACCTTTTATTTAGTTTACGTTTTAACGATAGTATGTTCTATTCTGAAAATGGACGTTCGTATTCTGGAACTGGTAGCACGAAGCATCCATCTGGAATAGAATGGAAGTTATATACATATGGTGACATATACGGTAGTTTAAATGGAGACGGAAGTAAATTGGTATTTCCGTCATTTTCAATCATACCAATTGGAGGAACTTTGAATCCATCTGGTTCACTCCCTTTAGGAAAAGCAGGGGAATTATTGGTATTTAGTGACAAACGTCGTAAATCTAAAATAAAAGCCATGTCTAAATCACTCGATACACTATCTAAATTGGTACCAAAATTGTATGAAAAAGAAGGAAAACGCGAATCAGGATTTATCGCACAAGAGATATATTATGATGCTAGAGAGTTAAGACATGTCGTGTGGCCAGGTAGAGATGCCAACCCGAATGACGATGCACCCGAACCCGATTATTCAGATTGGGGTAAACGTCATGCATGTTTGAGGTATCTTCATTTCATAGCCTATGTCGTGAAATCCGTTCAAGAACTGAGAGAGCGCATAGAAAGACTCAAAAATAATAGAAAGTAATTTTAGAATGCCGTGTTGTTCAACGGGGAGAGACACACAAAAAATACTAAAACGTGACGTGTTAGATCTTCAGGCAGTGACGGATAGTGGAAATACGACATCACAAAGCATAGAAATTGGTGGCAATTTAGACGTGGGTGGTTACTTGATAGGTGATGGGTCGCAACTGTCTAATTTATCTGGTCAGGGAGCTGTGACACCCACACTCCAACAGGTCACCGCGGCGGGGAGTACTACAACAGATAGTGTTACATTTTCAAATCCAACGACTTCTTTTGAAACGAGTGGAAACGTTTCGGTATCTGGAAACGTCACAGCGAGTTTTTTTTATGGCGATGGGTCTAATATAACGTCAGTCGCTTCACAGGCGGAATTGGATGACAATTCATCAAGAATAAACACACTCAGTCAAAAAAAGATCATAACAAACACGTCTGGTATCACGAGTGATTTTAGTAAAGGTGATTTATTATACGCACCTACCAATGGGAATTTGTCTAACCTAGGTATAAGCGCTACACAGGGCAGTGTACTATCTGTAGGATTATCCGGTATACCAGAATGGGCTGCACCACAATCGTATATAACACTAGACACAAGGTTAACTTCACTCGAAAGTAATATCATAATATCATCAACAGATGGAATACATGGATTTTCACAGGGTGATATATTGTATGCTTCAGCAACTGATACACTCGACGTATTACCTATAGGTTCACCGGGACAATTTCTAGCTATAAATAGTTCTGGTATACCCGAGTGGGTTAATGGACCGGGTGCGTCTACACAATTCATTACGGAATCTTATGCGTCTGACAGTAGGGCTAGACTCGGATTTCATAATACGAATCCGCTACATGCTATTTCATTTGGTACCAGTTATTACGACGAAGACATAGACAATGAATCTGCAGATTTAGTTATAAATGGTAATGTATATGCCGAATTTTACTACGGTGATGGTACCGGTCTCACAAACATAACAGTATCCCAAACATCTGACGTGAGAGCTAAATCCAACTCCGAGATCATCGTGAATTCCCTAGACACACTTTCCAAATTGAAACCGTGCATATATGAAAAGAATGGACTCACGGAGTCCGGTTTCATCGCACAAGACATCTACTACGATGCTCCAGAACTGAGACACTTGGTGCAGCTCGGGAAGGATGCAAACCCGAACGAAACGAAGAACGAACCTAACTACGAAGATTGGGGTGAAGAACACGCGAAACTAGACTACGTGGGGCTGATATCATACACGGTCGCCGCGATCAATGAACTCCGGGAGATGGTCGAAGAACTCGAAAACACTTAAATTTCTCTTTTTACCATTCACGTGCTGTGTGAATGGTAAAAGGTTGTTGTTTACTTTTTAATAGAATCCATAGCGGCGAGTGCGAGAACACCCGCGATAAAGAATAAGACCACATAGTTCGTCTCCGTGTCTTCCATTCGAGAACCCCTCGCTGGGGCTCTCTGAGATGGAGCACGCATCTGAGGGACTTGGCGCACTGGCGCCTCTTCCTCGATGGGACAGTACCCTATCATTTATACTGTACGCTTACAAATTTATTTCTACTGACTTCTTCTTACGACCACGCTTTCCCTTAGTGGTTCCTGAGACCTTGACCTCTTTGACGTCCTCTTCCTCTTCAACTTCTTCTGGGGCTTCTACGATGTCTGAAATTGCATCGTCGTCATCGTCGTCCACTTGTGGGATCGGCTGTGGAGCCGACGTAGACATGGGTGGTGTCGGGGGCATCATGATGTTACCCATCAAGCTGGATATATCGATACCAGGACCCTTCATTTCGTAGCGTTCACCCGATGGTTCACTGGATGGCGCTTCCGTCGCACCTCTCGGTGTCGTGTTCTTCACGGCATCTACCATGTTTTGCACGAGTCCTGGATTTTGCTTGAGGATATCATTCATGTTAGGCATCACGGATTTGAACATACTGTTCGTCAAGTGGAACATCATCGCTGAACCACCGAGCATCATCACGAGCTTGATTTCTGGAGCGACGTGCATCTTCGTTCTGTACTTGACGTAAAGTTCTTCAAACACCTCATCGTAGTCGTCTACGTTTTCCATCACGTTTTCAGACCAGCCTTCGAGTTGAATCTCAAATGGATTATACTTCTTATTCAAAAACTCAAGGCCTGTGACACACGCGATGAGCATACGCCTGGAGAACTTGATAGACTTGTCTACATCGATACTATAGGTAATTCTCTTCACTTCGGTTCTAAGATCATCAATGTTCGAGTACACATTGAGACGCTTATTCACGGTGAACCCCTTCTTTTCGAGACGACTGAGCTTGTTTACGAGATCCGCCTTCTCCTCGTCTATGCTTTTGTATCCAGGAGACGGACGTTCTTCTTCTTGCATGGCGTAATCACCCTGCATGTATGGCTGCTGCTCGTATTCCTCTTCGTATTCACCGTAATCGACTGGTTCGTCTTGTGGTGGTGGAGGAGCACTCTGTTTCGTTGGATTCGCGAAGGCATCGATGTCTTCTTGAACTTCTGGTGCCGCACGCTGTGGTGGGCGATACACACTTGGTTTGGGTACAAGTTTGGCAGAACGTGGACGCGGGGCTTCAATCTCAATCTCATCCATCAGCGCCTGTTCATCATCATCTAGTTTCATGACATGACCATGACTCCGGTCGAGCACGATTTCACCGTCCATTACTCTGTACTTTGAAAGTAATCCAAATTCTTTAACGCACTTTATATAAAAATGTTGGATACATAATAAATGAATCTTAACGCCACAAACCGAAACACCCTCACGGCCATCGTCATTGTGTTCTGCCTCTTGTCGGTCATCGTGACCTTCGCGGGTGTTCGCAGTGGGTACCAGCCCAGACCAATCAACATCGAACCAGCCCCCGAAGGCGCTGCCGAATCCATTTTTGACTTGGAGCACAAGATCGAGTGTGTTCCAGGATCCAAGGACTCCGCGTACTACACCAAGTCTTTGTCTCCAGGTGGTATCTGTGGTGACCAAGCGTTCGTTCGCAGAAGCGCTGACGCCAAGATTGTCGGTGGAATTGGTGGATCTTTAATCTAAGCTATTGTAAATGAGTCTTGTGACTGCTACGCGTGCACAATTACCAGATTTTGAGTATGAGTATCATTCCATAACGGTGGATACCATCGGCCAAGATAGTAAAAATACTTTCACAGTGCACTTGACCCAGCCACTCGAAAACATCGTCCAAGCTCGACTCTCCACTGCGAGAATTGATGCAGCTGGTTCTAATGTGTGTCACATATCGATCAATGAATTAAACACGAATTTCGCACAAAGAACTTCTAATGTTTTTGAAGGTCAAGCGAGTATGACCACTTTGAACAATGGCTTCGGTACATTGATTCAGGGTGGTTCCAATCCAATCGTATTCAAAAACGAATACGACGTGTTATCTCAGTATGTCACGCCAATCAGAAAACTCGATAGATTGACGTTTACACTCAGGGATGAAAATGGCGCCACCATCACGGATGGCGCCGACAACTTTTTTGTTTTTAAATTTGTCTGCAAAAACAGGAACATGCCCTTCGTAGAGTCTGGGCGTTAGGTACGTACATTTTTTACCTTTTATTATTATAAATGTCGGCGGGTGTCGTTCAATTGATAGCCATCGGAGCCCAAGATGAACACATCATGGGTGAGCCAGAGATTTCATTTTTCTCGTCGACGTTTAAACGGCATTCAAATTTTTCACAGTCCGTCGAGAAGCAGACCATACAGGGGAATGTGAAAAGTAACGCTATGTCATCAGTAAAGTTTGAAAAAACTGGTGATTTATTGGGATACGTGTATCTCACATTGGATGATAACAATCAAGCACTCGATACCCAAAGATGGGACAGAATTGTCGAAAAGGCTGAAATATTGATAGGGGGGCATGTCATTGACGCACAAGATGGCATTTTTACCGAAAAAATCGCCATCGATACGTTTGCACAAAATGTATCTAAGAGCTCAAACGGAACACACCCGGGTGTGAGCGCCCGTTCTTATTTTTATCCATTTAGATTCTTCTTTTGTGAAGGTCCTCAATGCGCTTTACCGATCGTAGCTTTACATTATCACGATGTTGAAATGCGCATACATTGGGGGCCAGACGCCGGAAACTACAATGTAGAAATGTATGCAAACTATTATTATTTGGACAACGAAGAGCGAGGAAACCTCGTATCCAGAAATCACGAAATGTTGATAACACAAGTGCAAAAGAACATTCCA